TGGTATGCAGATGCTATCACCACTTATTGAAGGAGTATCTCGTGCATTAACGAAAGATAAATTACCAGAACCAGCAGAAACAGACTCAAGGAGTATCTAATATGGCATTTGCATTCGACGAATTATTTGCATACGGTGGGCAACTTATTGTTGCTGCGAAAAAAAGAGTTCCTAAAGCATTAGGAATAGGAGAGGAGAAGATTGATCACTCTGCATATATTGAGGGTAATACTCAGATAGGAAAAGTTGATGCTTTTTCAAGTGCTAGTGCTACTTTAATGGTTGGTAGAGAGGGAACTAAAGGAACAAGTCTCGCTGTCAATACA